TTTGTCTTGGATCGAGCTTCCAGCAAGGACACCACCCACAAAAGCGAGAGGAGCGCCTACAAATTGAGGAGCAGCAACAGCCGTGGCAATACCCACAGCACCACCAACAAGGACTGTCAGCGGGACGAGTTTAAGTGTCGGCATCGTGTTTGTTGAAATTGTTTTCCCACTTAGAGAAGTCAGGTTCCTGTGCAAACTCCACTGGGTTCGGGAGTCTGTCCGGGCCGTGAGAGGCGCGATCCGATGTTAGGTCATAAGGCTTAAGTCGTAAACCTTTAATAGCGGGAAGTCCATTCTTCATTGTTGCTTTACAACCAGGAAGCTTCAAGATGTTGTTTAGAGTTTCTAGAGTTCTCTCTACAAAACGAGGCTTTGCAGCAGGCTTATAACCACACGCTTTACAGAAGTTCGCGTAGCTCGCGAACAGTTCTGAGTAAGCGTTCTTGACAAACATACCTTTTTCAGATTCGTCAGTGTTAGGTCTGGCCGCACCTCTACCGACCACCGTGGCTGTATTAGGTGCGTAAAGACAGCACTCAGCCATCCAAGCAACAAACTGATTGTTGAAAACAAGAGCCTCGATGTTTGTTTGAGAGAGCGATGGAGCATGCTTAACAGGGTTGGCAAGCACGTCTCTCATTTCGTCATAAGACATCGACAGAGCCCAGGCGACGATACCAGGAAGCTCTTCTACGAACTCGCCCTCCAAGCGGTCTTCATAAACATCCAGAAGCTGTTTACGCTGGCTCGCAGGGACAACTTTGTCCATGACAATCGTTAGTCGACGCCTTTCTAAACCGCTGGTTGAATCGTTTGAGCTGATGTGCTCGTTTGATGCGATACAGACTAAACATTCAGGTTTGAACTGAATCATCTCTTTGCCGTACTTTCGTTCAGCTCGCAAAGTATCCGAAGCAGAAGTGAGCTTCTTCAACGTATCCATTCTTTTGTTGTAGTTAGCTTCGTCAGTAAGCAGCAAGAGCTTTTTACCGATGATGTTAAAGGTCTCAAATTTATTACCCTCGATCTGATCGAGACTGGTCGTGTGGGTGCTGTTAAAGCCCGCCAGTGCAATCATTAACTGCTGCATGGTCGACTTGCCCGTTCCACCTGGACCGACAAGGTGTAGGAACTTTTCACCTGATGTGTAACCTGTTAAGAGAGCCCTGCAGAAAGCTCTGATCAGAACGGCTTGATTATTTCGTAGTGCAGTGTTTAGCCACACGAGAAACTTAGGACACTTACCGTTTTTATCCCAGTCGTAATTGAGTCGACTGCGGAAGTACAGCTCTTTGTTCTTACCAGGAATGAACTCAAGTGTTTCGCTGTTAAGTGCGCCGTTATTAAAAGGTATATATCCTCTTCCTTTGGCAAAGATATTTGATCGTCCACCGTCGACTGACTTCAACATCTTTGCTTGAAGGATTGCATAGACGCTGTTAACAGTTGAAGATTGGTACTTTGCAAGTACACCTGCGGTGACAAATGTGTCTAGTGCGTTCGTTATTCTCCTTTTTACGTGTTGTTCGTCTTGTTTGTACCAGACACCTTTATCATCATCGTATGTATAAAACATATCTTGCTGGCTTTCATAGAAGTAATTGTCACCTTGACTGGTAGCAATAATATCTGCGACGTCATTCTCAGCAAATGCTCTCTGTTGCTGTTGAGCGTTTTGAAGATTTACCAATTGAGTCGGCGTGGTTGGAGTTGTCATAGGTTGTGTTGTTGTTAGTGTTGTTGATGTCTCTTTACTTTCTGTTGAGAAATCATCAAAAGAAAGGATCGAGTTCTTTGGTTTTGGTTTTGTTGTTTTTATAGACTCCTTGACCTCATCTGACGCAGCCGCATTGAACAATTCGGAATCGATTGACTTAAGTCTCTTCCAAGCCGCAATTTGGTCGTGTTCGGACGCCATCACGATGGACGGCTCGATCGAGTCGACATCGCGGATGCTTTCAACGATGCGGGTGAACTTGCTGTCTACCTCAGGGGGATACGCATAGACAGCATAGAACGCACTGTGTGCTACTGTCAATGGTGAGACGCATGTAGAGATGCTGTTCGATCGCAGCCAGTTGACCCAACCAAGAACCTCTTTAACAGCTCTCGTTACCGCAGCAGACCTGTCATCAACTGGTTCACCGTCAATAATATTTTTAACTGATCTTGATAAGAGTTTCTTAATATCGACACCCTCATCACTTATATCAATATCGGTAAGAGCGGCAACTACATCAGCTTTGTCTCCTTTATCTTCAGGCGGTAACGATGAGTAAACTTTAAGCGCTTCATCTATTTTCTTAACAGGGATAAATTTGTTTGAAACGTACAGAATATCTTTGTCGTCTTTCGCACCGTAGAAAAGATTAACAGCCGCCGTAGCACGAATATCTGAGCCAGGTATGTCTTTCGCTATTGCTCGAACAAACCATTGATAAAAATCAGGATCGATAATTGGCTTCTCTAAACCAAAGACAAGCCTGAAACGAGGCCATGTCTCTGTTCCTGATGGAGAGTTGTAAGCTATTGACAGATATTTTTTACTGATTTCAAGTTGTTTAGCCTGTTCCCACGTAAGCTCTTGTTTTTGGATTTTATTACCGTCTTTATCTTTACCGTCTGCTTGATTGTCAATGTCAATAATTATGAGGCCAGCTTCGACTGGATGAGTATTATCTTTCTCTCGTTTGCCATCTACAAGATGCCACGCACAAAGACCCTTTCTTTCTTTGATTTGTTCTGCTATTTCTTGAGCAGATAATTTTTCATGCTGCCAACCAGAATTAAAAGCCGAAAAGTCTCCACCTGCTTCTATCTTTCCTGTTTTTTTATCTAGAGCACCTACGACCTTAGCGTTGATGGAGCAAATGAAGTTCATAGGTCTTGCACGGTCCTAACATTATGCCTGAGTTGGCCGCGCTGACAACTTCTTTGAGGGAAGCTTTACGCAGTCTTCAGGCTGCTTGAGCTGGTCGCACCTCGGTAAAGAATTTATCAACGAGTTGCAGCCAGGCCGCTTCGTCCTTCTCTACTTCAGTTTCACCAAATGTAAACACTTGTGTCTCGTATTCATCGAGAGCGGTGCTCACAATAATTTGAGTCTTGTTAATCTTAATCCCTAAACATGCTTCAGCCGCTAATTTATAAGCAGCTAATTGTAGTCTAGTTTTTTTAACTTTAAACACTCCAGATATAAGCGCCTTCTTAGTCTTCTCGTCTACATCTAGATCTTTTTTAGGGAAGCGCGCACTGTACGGACCTGCCGAAGTTTTAAAGTCGGCAAGAATAATTTCAGCATTGTTATCCATATAAATAAGGTCACAGCAACCGGCGTACCCATGACCGGAGCTGGAATCGTAGTAAAAGATTCGTCCTACGCCGTCGTCACCAACATACTTAGACCAGCGTGGTTGGTTGTAAGGCCGTTCAGACCAGAGAACCCTGCCTCCTTCAAGGAGGTTATCTAAACGTTCTGGAACACCTTTCCAGAAAGGTGCGTACTTTTCGGGTGGGACTACTCTTAAGCCTCGAATGTGATTTTCAGTCGCTTCGTGTATCCATGTTCCCCGTGCCGCAGCAGCGTCCGCCGCACCAGGGTTCATGACATTCCAATGCGCTAGTTTTTGTTGAGTTTTTGCAGATTGTGTAGCACTTAAAATTGATGTGACTGAAGGAAGATAGTCAGGTACTCCTGGACACTTATAGTGACGTAATCCGTTTATAGTCTTTCTAGTGTCCAAGATATCCTCTTAGTTTCGTTTATTCTAGAACGAACTTAATGCTGTATTTTCGTCGTCTCCATCTTCTTGGTCGTCGACGAAGAATTCTCGCTTATGGTAATCGTAGTCTTTGTTTCTTTGCTCTAGTTCGTTTAGCAAGCACAGACCTGCTGAGAACGAGTCAGCTACGAGTTCTGCTATAACATCCGCTTCGCGAGTATTTCCCTGATGGTCGACGCACTCCTGCAGTAGCTGATTGCTGATCATGAGCGCAGCGATCTTTTCGAGATTCCTGTTTGTTTCTCGTTGGGCTTCTATGTACTCCGTCATTAGGAGCTGCAGTCGGCCTTTCATTTTCAAGTAAATGATCTTGGTCGCTGCCAGCTTACCTCGTATTCAATGTTTGTCCCATCTTTACAGTCGTGAGTTTTGCTAAACACAAACCACGCAGAAGTTACAGAGTCTTTTGATTTTGTTTGGTCCGCACGAAATTTCGGTCGCGGATTCAAAATGATCAGATTCGATAAAGGTTTTGACGTTAAGAAGTCTGAACGATCCCGTGTGGGCTCTAAGAAAGTCAATCGATCTAGGATTACTAGACCTTCTTTTGCAAGCTCATAACTGGGTTCTAAGACCCAGTCGACTGTTTTACCAACCCCTTGAGTTACGGCCACTGCCCAGTCGAATTCCGGGAGCTTGCTCCACCAGTCGCGATCCATGTAAGAAGTCTCGTCGCTTGCACTGATTATGTTGGTGAGTCCACACTTGTTTAGTTGTTCTTTTAGTTCTCCTGTTGTGTCAAGAGGTAGTACAACTCGCCCTTCGCAGATATTCCGGTCGGCAATAGGATTGAAGATATAGTTTGGGACTGTGTAAAAACTCATGGAATCTAATCTTGTCGATCGTTTACGGAATTATATGTCAGTTGACACAGAGTTCTACCATACGAAGTTTATGAATAAAGCTAAAGAACTAAAAGATATAGAGGAGTTGTATGAAGTGCTGGATTTAGTACATGCTAATTATTTGATACAAAAGACGCTTTTTAAAAATCTTGCTTATCGTGTGTCGTCTGATGGTTACGAGTTGCCTCCCTTGCATGAACTTTTTACAAAATAAAAGGGCCGCCGAAGCGACCCCGTCTGGCAGGTTTGCCCTTCCGATACCAGTTTAGATCTCTAAACCAGCAGCTTTGAGGGCGTCCTTTTGCTCCTGAGTCAGCTCTTTGGGCTTGTCTGATTTGGGTGCTGGCGGCTCTGATTTGGGGTCACCAGCGCCTGCAGGCAGAGCAGCGAGCCCCACAGCCTTGTCGCCTTCAAGCTTTGGATGCTGTTCGTCAAAAGCAGCTTTAATCGCTCCGTGATCCGATCCGAGAGGTAGCTCAACCAAATTCGCACCGGAGATATGAGAACGAAGTGCAGCCGATACCAGCTCTCCTCCATCATCATTGAGCCACGTCGAAATATCCTTAACAAGTGATTCTTCATCTTTGCCGTTAACTGGCCTGTCTAAAAATTCTAAGACGTTGTAGTTAACCTTACCTGTATCAGCTCCAGTTGCAGGATCTGTTTGAGTAAAGCTACGCTGCACGAACTTGGTAGTTGTCACCACCTCCGCAACGTTGATGCGGTTGTTGTAGAGCGTCTGGAAGTAGGAAATAAAGTTCTTTTGACTGCTCTTACCGCTAATAACGCTAGTCGAAACGCATCGAGGAGGAAGCAAACGATGTGAAGGAGACACACCAATGTAAGCAATCCGAATGAATTCCTCGTGGTTTCGCATACCGAGGTTCCCATAAAAGGGAGTAAACCCGAGCAACACGAATTCAATAGGGATGCCGTTGTCGTTCGCGTCGGTGATCGCGGAATCCGGATCGTTATCGGATTTCCAACGACGCTGTTGAAGATCGATGCGGAGAGTGTGGGGCGGGACCTGACAAAGAATTTCATCAGCCGCAAATTGACCTGCAATAAAGACCATGATTGATCACAGAGAGAAGTTGATTGAACCGAGAGCCGCTGCAGAGACTTGACCTTTTTCGGGGTCTGCTGCTTTCTTGGGCGCGGACTTCGTGCCCTTAGGTAGATACAGAATTTGATCTACTGAGTAATTCAGATACTGTTTTTCGTCCTTTTCGCTTGTGCTTACACGACCCACGGCGATCGTGGGAGTACCGTTGGGTAGCTCAGAAAGTTGTTTAGAATTCTCATTCCAAGCTGTGAGTTTGAACCAGTTTGTTTCTTTGTCGTCCGGAGCTTGCCAGGCAATAGAGCGATTAGTGACTGTTGAGTCGCCAACTTCGTTCTCTTCCTGTTTAGGTCCAAGACCACCACAAGCCATGAACGTATTGACGGCGAGGATGTCAGAGAAGTTGTCGCGAGTCACGACAAGCATCGGCTGCATTTGAATCACACCGTCTGGCGTGGCTTTAGTTGGACCGATCGCAAGAACTTCATCTTTCTGCTTGAGGTCGCTCAAGAGTTTGCCGACATAGTGGTCGGCTTTCTGGATTAGCTGGACCTTTGTCGCGATTCTCTTATTAGACGCAGGAAGAGACTCCGCGATAACGTTGACTTTGCCGTCTTCAGTGATCGCTTCATCAGTGATCCTGATCCCCAATAGGAACACATTCATTTTTTAGAGTCCGGTAGATCGTTGTTCGATGGACGTTGAGTGCTTTGGCGATTTGCTGAATGCTCGCGCCTTGGCTTCGGAATGCTAACGCCATCTGGACGTCGCCGCCACTGAGTTTTGAGTTTTTGTTGTTTAAATAATGATTATGATATGGATTTATGCACCTAGGATTTTTGCAAGTATTTTTTACTACTTTGTCTTTATCTAGATTTAAATAACCTTGTATTAACGGGCGCACGTAAAACCGTTTACCAACCGCATACACAGAAGGCACTTGATTAGTTACAGGACCTTTCCACTCGAAGCACTCTTGATGTTTGAAATCGCTGTAGGCGAGTCTTCTGTATAGATCACTAAGTCTGCTTACTTTATTTAGACCGTAAACAAGCTCAAACTTATCCGCTTCTAAACTTCTAGCGATGTCTAAAGCTTGCGCCTGCGCGTGGGCAGCGTCGTGTGCGCAGACGCTTAGCTTTGTTTTGTTATTTGATTTAAAGACTACTAAGTTGTAGCTTTCAATCATTGAGCGAAGCTAAAATCGCCACGCATAATTTTCTCGTAGAACTCACCGCCTGGTGCCATGCCTCCACGAGTTTTACCTAATTCTGAATACCTCTTAGTAGCTTCTTGTATATCTTCGAATGTAGCTCCCTCGCTTAGGGCTTGTCGGATATCTGCGCCACCGAAGTATTCATCTGATCCTGCCGTTGAGCCTGTTGCTGAGAATCCAATAGTAGTCCCTTTTGAACTTGTGGGTAACGCCATTGACGAATCTCCACCAGATTGACTGGGTTGACTTGGAGTGCTAACTGGTTGTGGAGCGATGGTCTGTAAATCTTTCAAAAGCTGACCGATCTCGCTTTCACCGCCAGGCACATTAGGACCGCGAACGAGATCAAGATTCTTTTCTAAGAACGATTTAATATCAGCATCGCTGTATCCAGACTGTCGAGCAGCAGTCAAATCTTCACCGCCGAAATATTTTCCACTCTCACCAAAGGCCGTGGAAACACCAGGAGCTGTATATTCATAGGCTTCTTTAAATACCTGCTGACCTTCCTCTGTAGGAGTAAAGTCGACCATTTGACGTGCATAATCTCGGGTTACAGCCTTGGAGGTGTCTACCTCACCGCGAGCAATCTGTTCGTATAGACCTTTAAACTGACCCTGTTTATTAACGTCGGCCAACATACTGGGGTTTTGCCGTAAATATCCAAGAATTTCTTCGTCTGAATATCCTTGTTCTTTTGCTTTTATGTAGTCCTGACCACCGAACAGTGAGCTTTGTCCGTACTGTTGTGCCAGGTTGGTTAGATCAGGGTACTTAGGTCCCTCAGGTTCTTTGGTAACAGGGTCGACAATGTCTCCACCTGGCAAATTAACCGACGTGGTTTGACTCTGGTTTTGACTCATCGTGGAGGGAGCCGCCTCCGGAGTTAACGAAAATTCAGTTGTGCTTGTAGCCCGAGGTTGAGGACGATAACTTAAAACATTTCCACGACTTTTGTTCGTTTGGGTCGTTGTAAAGGAAGGAACGAAACCACCAAAGCCTAGTTCTCCGCCCTCACCTTCTTCAAACAACCCGGCTAAATCAAGTCCTACACGAGATCCCGCCAGTCGGATCTGGTCGATAATTGAAGGAGTATATTTACGACGAGAAGCGGTCATTGGTTCAGTTATAAGCCATATACATCTAACTATACTTAAAATTCACCTGGTTTTGAACCACCGAACGCTGTACCTGTTCCAGGTTTTTTAATCTGGTCTGAGTTATCTTTACCGATATTCGGCTTAAACCCTGCAAAAGGTTGTACCGCCGTGGTCCCACCGTATTGAACAGGACCTTCACTCTTGTCTCCTTTTCTCTTACCGTAAGTGTTACGGAGTGCAGGGAAGTAGCTCAGCAGTTTTGAGCTGTCGCGATTCTCTGGTTCAGCGATACTCACGCCAAAATAATCCCCTGCAAACCTCATGACTTTGAGTAATAATTTTTAATTTTAGTCTACTCGAACCCAGTACCTCATCAAGTTGAAACCAGGTCCAATCACACCTTTGAGAGTGTTCATCGCACGTTTAGCTTCTTCGTGATCCTTGAATTTTTTAGCTTTTTCTTTATTAGGTGTGAACGAAACCAGTTGCTTTTTTTCTGTGTTTAAGCAGTCGGCTACGTAATCATCCCCGTGAGTGACGACCCAAACTTCCTGAAATTTCAGAAGAGGCATCTTTTGAGTCTCTTCGATGGTGTAAAGTCTGCCCGTTAACTTTACCTGCCTTTTATTGTTTTGCTTACTTTTTGATGATTTTTTCGTTACTTTAGCCACCGCTCTAACTGTCTGATTTGATTGCATTTCTTTTTTCAGACGACGAGCTGCGTTAGCTGCTTCCAGAGGTTTCGTAAAAAAATTTGGTGTCATGACAAGGTAATCCTGTGATTTAAAACAGCCGAGATAACCGCTGTCGGTTTTAGCTGTGAATACGTCCCGTCTCTCTGTTGAGGGGAGCCAAATAGTCAAGGTCATTTTTCGGACCAGTTTTCCGCGATACCAGCATCGCATTTTACCGGCACTTTTCTCAGTACGGTTTCCGCTGCTTCCTTCATGCAGGTCTCCAGGACGTTCTTGTAGTGGTCCGCTCTGTCTTCAACAGCTTCAAAAATAAGTTCGTCGTGCACCGTGGCGATCGGTCTAAATTCATCCGATATATGCTCGCCCAGTTTGGCTATAGCAATCTTCAAGATGTCAGCACCCGCACCTTGGATCAACGTGTTTGCACATGCCGACATCGTTGCGTCGTCGTAACTTAGCAACCTACGCCTACCGATTGGAGTCCGCACGTATGTCCACCCATCTTCGACCATCGCACTTCTTTCTCTGTGCCATTCCCGTAGACGCGGATAAGCTCTGTGAAATCCAGCATGAGCAGTTTTAGCTTCCGATAAAGTTATTATGTTTCCTGACGTAGCACTATATGTCTTGTACTTTCTGAAACCCATACCGTAGAGCAGAGCAAAATTCAGCGTTTTACCCATTTGCCTCTGACTCTTTTCAACCTTGTCGATTTCGACGTGGTAAATAAGACTCGCTGTTAGTGAGTGGAGATCCAAGCCCTCGTTGAAGGCTTGGATCATTTGAGGAATGTTTACCAGTTCTGCTGCAAGCCTGAGTTCGATTTGAGAGTAGTCAGCGATAAGAAACCTGAAGCTCTTAGAGGGAATAAAGCATTCTCTAAACTCTTTATCTCTAGGCACTTGTTGAATATTGATTCCCCAGATTTCTTTCTTTTTCTTTCCTGTAACTCTTTTAGATCCGCTGGAAGTAAACCGTCCGCTGTTGGCCCCGTATGAGTTATAACCGCTGTGCATACGGTTAGAAACAGGATTGATGTTGTCAATAATCTTGTCAACATGCCCGAGCGCGGTTTCAAGTTTTGTTCTTCTTCTGAGTAAGTTGAGTGTTTCGTCATCGCTGTCAAACTCCGATAGTGCTACCTGCGACAGTGTCTGCTTTCCAGTTCCAGGGTCAGTTGGTAAAGCAGTGCCGATCTCATTAAAGTACCTGACACATTGGACATTTGATCCAGGATTGAATTCCTTCTTAGCATTTTTTCCGATTGCGATAGTTCCGTCAGCTCGTCTAGGTAGTTTTTGCTCATCAGGTAAACGCCTGTCAAGAGACTCACAAAACAATCTAGTAGCTGTGTCAAGCTCTGCCTGCTTTCTAGCTTTCAGTACTTTCACTTTATTAACATCCACATTGAAACCATAGTGACACATAAGAGCTACAGGCCGGATTACCTTACTCTCTAAGGTGTAAACCTCCAGGAGGTTCTCAGCCGCTAACTCTTCTAGTTGATTTTTTGCAATCGCTGGAAGAATATCTACGTCTTTTGCTGCGTATTCGATCTGTTCTAGATCGAGATCTTCTTTAGACCAATCTGACACTTGTTGTTCTTTGTCTAGTTCTATACCTAAACGACGTTCGGCTACGGCTTTAAGGTTGCAACGTACGTCGGCAAAGAAAGCTTTTTTCGTCTGAGGGCTGAATTTCTTTTCCTTCGCACCGGCTACGAGACACCTTTCGGCAATAAAAGTATCAAAAATTTTGTACTTGTAGTCGATGCCCAGTTTTAAAAGAAACTGTAAGTCGAAGTTAGCGTTGTGGAAAAGTAACATCTCACGGGAAGTGAGCAGTTCTTTAAGACCTGTAGTGTTCTTACATTTAAAGAAATCTATTACGTAAATAGTTCTATCTTCCACTTCCGCTGTCGTACACAACTGAAGCAACCTGGGTTCGTGTACACGAGCATCGAGCCCGGTAGTTTCAAAGTCAGCGCACAGCTTGGGCATCGTCCAGAGCTGAGCGAGAGCCTCTTCGAACTGTTCCCGCGTGGTGATGTAGTTGACGTTCATGGCAATAAAAAAGGACCGCTTGTGCGGTCCATGAAGTTTAGCCGGTCTGCTCAGTTCAGCCGGTCGTTCCAATAATTAAAAATGAAGTCTTCGGCATCGCCCCAAGAATTGATCAGCTCTCGACCCGCATTTGTGAGCGTGAAGCGGTAGACCTTCCGCCTTAGCAGGGCTTCGCTGCCTTTCAGCTCTTTCTGCTCTGAACCGAATTCGACTTCGGCCACAGCCTTTACGAAACCACTCTTGACTAGGAAGGAAGCACCCTCACGAACAGAGTTGTAGATAGGTGAGCTGTGGTAAGTGATCGTACCCTTAGAGGCACGAGCGATAAACGGTGCGTAAAAACCGTTGACTTTTTTAAAGCCGTTAAAGACGGTCGAACGAGGGTTGACATCTTTAATCCAAAGTCTGTTGACCTGATCTACGGCGATCTGTCTCAGAGTCTCGTTGTCACGCATAGAACAAGACTTGAGGATCATCGCGGCTCCGGCGCTGCATAGTGTCTTTTCACCGCAGAGCCTCTCGATACCTTCGTCGATCGTCAAAGCCTTGACTTCTAAGTCTGGAATAGCTGTGCGCTCGACAGGTTGTTTTTTCTTGGCAATCTTGGCATTAGGGACCTTGATCGCCAACTTGGCCGCGAGTGCCGCTAGCTCAGGTTTTTGCTTTTCAATGCTTAAGCTGAATAGCTTTTTAGCATCCAGAAGAGCAATGTCAATGTGATCAGCGAGGTCAACAGTTAGTGACCGCGTGGTTTCGTCAATGTTCAAAAGGGAAGTGGCTTCAGCTTCTTTGAGCTGGACGCCGCAAAGTTCAAAGTTGAGCTTCATTGTTGTAGGCTCTGGCTTGCCAACTATAGGGACTATTCCGCAATGGTCAACAACCTAAGCAATCCAATATCTCGACTTCAACTTCTTCTACCATTTGCCATACATCGCACACAGTGCACCTAATGTTCTGGTGAAGCTTGTCGAGTGACTCTACTCCAAAATTTTTTAATATGTAAGGCTTGAGCAAAATCGACCTGTCATCACAATATAAATTTTTGTTGGTGTCAAAAATTGCCACATTAATAAAGTCTCTGCCTTCGAGTGCTATAAATGTAATAACTAAATGTTCATAGTGTGTTTGCCTATTTATGTTTATTTGCTTGTGTGTAAAGCACGAAGCTAGCCAGTGTCTTAGTTCTAGTTTTACTTCGATTGTTTTGTACTTGTCGCTTATACCTTTGATGGTTTCAATGTCCTGTTTAAGCGTTGGCATGTAGGTGTCATTGAGACACCTACAAGCTAATACGAAGTTAGGCGATTGCCTTCTGGAACAGTTCTGATGAGTCAGCATCTTCTGACGTATCGACTAATTGGACGTCGTCACAAAACCTGGCAAGCGATTTCGATTTCTTGCCGATGCAGAACGCATGCACATCGAGACTTTGTTCATCCTTGAATGCGTTGAACTTGCGCACCACAGCATCCGTCACTTCGCACTCACCGTCTGTAATCAGGAGCACATCAGCTTTAGGGTCGATGTCTGCGCGGGCGTAAGCGTGTTTCATAACCTGGTCAAAAGAAGTGCCACCGTGGGTGAACCACTCCAAGATAAATCGAAGCAAATCAGAGAAGTCGGAAGAACCTGGCTTGATTGCAATACTTTTGTCTACGCAAGTATCGAACAAATGTACTTGCAGCTCGCGGTTGTCCCTAGCGCATTCTTCAGCTATTACGTAAGCAATTGCTTTAGACCAAAGCTCTGACTCTCCCGACATAGATCCAGAGATATCGACATACATAACAACTGGACCCCGAGCTAGTTCTTTGCTTTTGGCTTCGTAATCTTTTGTAAGAAGAGTTCGCTCAGAATACTTGAGTGCAAATAAAGCACGGCCAGCTTCCGTGGCGGCCAGAGCAATTTCGGATGGATAGGCTTTCGTTACTTGATCGGACATTACCGCGCCGACTATGTCGCTGTAAGAAGATGAATGTTTCTTAGCTCGTTTCCGTTGCGACCAAGCTTTCTTCAGTGCACCGAGTCTTCGAGCAAAAGCTAATAGCCTTCTGTTGGTGCGTAGTTTACGAGCAAGTTCATTCTTTTCCTCGATGTTAGTTAACCTAACTCCGACTCCCTTGTTGTCACCAGCAAGAGCAGACATAGCTTCTTCGATGCTCGAAGCTTCTTCTTGAGCTTTCTCAATCGACTTATCGATCTCAGGTTTGTATTCCTGGTGTACATCCTTCAGAGCATTTTCAATTTCTTCGCCTAGCTCTTTACCCTGTTGGCGCAACTCTGCTGCGGTCTGAGTGTCACCGGCTTTCATAGCCTTGACGAACTTAGATCGAATGTCAGTTAACTGTTGCGCTTTCTCGGTAAGCGCAGCTAAAGCAGCCTGATTGTTTTCAAGCATTTGCTCCATGACGGAGCTAAGTTCGTTGAGAATACAAACAGAATTGTTGCCTGAGTTAAAGTGACTCCCTAAGCACAAAGAGTTGAGCTGTGGATACGCAGGACTGTTGACAATATCATCTAACACCATGTTCCATAAACCGTTTTCTGGCTTATAACCTTTTGGCATTGATGGACTTTGGCCGTCTTGTTTTTGCCGAAAGTATTGTTCGATGTCTTCAAACGACACGATTGGATTCACATCACCACCTGTATAAAGAAATTCGAAGACCTCTTTACCAAAACGACTTAGCTGACGGATGTCGAATCTGTCAGCCAAGTACTTAACTTGTGGCTTAGTTTCACGAACGAACTCGGGCCACAGAAAATCAGTTAGTGCAGATACAGTCAGAACCAAAGGCTCTGATTCTGCAAGGCGAATGATCTCAGTCGTGGTGTTCATTTGGAATAACGAGAAATGTTTTCAGAGATTTGATCAAGGTTGTGATTTACTTCTTGACAGATCTTAGTAGCTTTCATCCTCATCGCTGCTGTTAGCTTCATGTTTCCATCATCTAAGGTACGTTCAGCCCTTTCTGCAACAGCGCGCATGTCGTTGTGCAACTCCTTAAGTTTTGCGACCAGTGCGTTGATGTCTGTAAGATTGTCGATGTTTTTAGATCGATAAGAGTTGAACTCGCTCATGATTCCGTTAGCAGCCTTTTGAACCGAACGGAAAAACTTTTCTGCCGTGGGGACACATTGATCAACAACCTCTCGAATCGTCGTAATGTCCTCGGGAGTTTGATAAACGATGTGATGCAGAGTCGAGTGAAGATACTCTGGGTGTACAGTGTCTTCGCCCTGGACAACAGCCCATCCTCTAAGAAACTTAAGGATCTGAACACGACGACGATCAGAAATACTCAGGCCACGAGACTCAAGAATGTCCATCGTCTCGCTGAACACGTCGAGGAAGTTATCGCTTACTTCCACGTCTGTAGCAATTTTCTGTAGTTCAGCAAGATTGTCGATTGTCAGCTCGCTTTTCACATCAGGACGATTGTTGTTGACTGCCCAGCTATAAAGCTTTCGCTTGCTTGTGGGTTTTTTCAAACCTTCCACTGTTGGTCGGAACAAGAATCGATCACAAAAAGCTTGCAAGGATTCTTCAGTAGGGAAGCTGTTAGTTGCAGCGACAATAGATTGAATGTCAGTCTTGATCAGATCCCGACCATTGTTGAACGTGCGTTCGTTAAGCAGTTGTAGAAGCGAGTTAAGTACTGCGGAGCTACCGCGAAACAATTCATCTAGGAAGGCTACGTTCGCGTCAGGCAAATAACCCTTGACATCTCGTGTGTATTCATCTTCTAGGAGTTTGGAAACGGCAACTGGACCGTAAAGTTCCGAAGGATCGGTCGTGGGAGATAGCAAATAGTTAAAGAACTTGGAACCGCTGAAACCATTTGCAGCAGCACGTACAAGTTCGGACTTACCTGTGCCTGGTGCTCCGAACAGAAAACAGTTCTGTTTTGTAAGCATCGATGCAAGGACGCCATCGATTACATCAGACCGCTCAAGAAAAGCAGAGTTGATGCTTGCTCGAAAGTTTTGAAAGTTAGCGAAGAGTTCGTGGTTCATGATTGAGAGTTGGTTGTCCATGATTAAAAAGAATCGTAGTGATCAACAAAATACTCAGAAGTCGCAATCGTCTTCTGATTTAATTTCTTGCGTTGCAAGTTTTTCAGCAACTGTTGAAAGGTTGGCGCGAGCAACCAATGTTTCCTTAGTTTTCGCGAAAACCTGCTGAAGATGTTTAGCTCGGTGTTTGTAAACGCTCGTTTGCGTTTCGATTTCAGCTTCAAGCTGATCAAGATCATCAACGGAATTACAGCTAGCAACATTTTGAAGAAGGTCTTGATAAACGTTTGAGAGTGTTAGAGACTTTTGAAGAGCTTCAAAACCCTTAGTGCTGTCTGCCGCCGCAGTGATTGCTTTAGCTTCTTCGCGAATGTCATCGCGCAGTTCTGAGTAGCGTTGAAATGCTGCCATGCGAGTCGCACCTTTAGGCTCGTCGCGCATTCGTTTTCCTACTTCGATAAGTTCATAGATTAGTTTTGTGATTTGTTTGAGCGTAGGGTTGTGGGTGGCAGATAGCGATAGCTCGGAAGCAATGATCTGCCAAGAACCACGCTTTTTAGGGCTGTCGCTTAAGACACGATCACCGACTTTGTTTGCTGATCTTGCGTCAAGATCGTCAAGAAGCTCGGCAATCTTCGACATGCTGGCGTCCCTGGCGCCAAGCTTTGCAGCTTCCAATACTTCTTCAGTGTTAATAGCTGCGGCGTTCTTCATGTAGTCAACGACATCTTTAGGGTCATCAACTTTATCTAATGACGCTGGGTAGGGACCGACTACATGAATTGAAATCGGAGCGCTGAATTCTTCTGCTGTTGGAAACATGCGTAAGTATGCTTCGCGAACAAGCGCAAGTTGATTCTTGTCGCTAAAGAGAGGGCTAAAGAAGTTGTCGACCATTGAATTCCAGGTGTCGAATTCTTCCCGCCACTTCTCTTTCAGTGTTGCGTTACAAACCACCGCGTGATTCTTGATCTCTTCAATCCGCTCCATAGCTTCATGAAAGTGATCCGGGTGAAGGAAGTGGATATCACCGTGGTGAATTGTGCAGCGATCATAAAGGTAACGCTGCATCAACCTCAGCTCATCAAGGCATGTTTTCAATGCGCTGGATAAGTTAGGTCGGATTGAGATAGCGTTAGCTTTCTTCAGTGTGTCGATTACATCCTCTGGAAGTTTGTAATCTTCGAAAGCAATCTGAATGCTCTGACGTACGCTGGCTGCGATAGAGCAATGAAGGATAAAAGCTTCAGTCATTTGGTGATGTGCTTGAAAGCGGTTGTGATTTTTTCGGTGACAAACTCGTGACCTTTGATCTTAAGTTGCTCAAGCAAACGCTTGCGTTCGTTCTTGGCTAACTTAAGCTCGCGTTCGAGTCGCTCGATTCGCAGATCAACAGTCTCAATCTTGTTGTTCGGCGTTGGCAGTTTGCTCATGCGAACGACGACCATAACTCCGAGATCAGGAAACCTGAACGGAGAGTCTGAGCCTTGTAGTTGATCGAGTTCGATGCCGTTTTGTTCAGCAAGAAGCAAGGAAGAATTAAGTTTGTCGCGAGCCGCTTCGAACGGTGCGCCATAGGCTTCATTGACTTCCATGAGAGCGTGGTCACAGTCTGACCAGCAGGTGACGCTAGTTCTTGCCTGCTTGATTAGTTGTTCGAGTTTCATGTGCTTTTGTTGTGATGGTGTGATGTGTTGGTCACAGTCTGAACTATAACACCTAGTTCAGCTGGAGTCAACCCATTTGCTTGAGTTAACTTTGTTTGCTTTGACACTGTAGTAAAGATCAAAAAACATAGTTGAATAACTTTTTACTTACAAAGAAGTTTTTGTAGCAATTGTCGCTAAATTTGTTTAGTTAACTAAAAATTTACTTAACTGATACTTAGGTGATGCTGTGTAACCGATTGGTTACAGCAGACCTTTGCACCCCGTAACACCGTGATCGTTGTTGTAACGACCAGTTGTTCTGTAGCTAACCTGAGGTTCCGCTGACATTCGATGGAAGATAATCTGTCCTATGCGCATGCCTGGCCACATTGGAATGCTATGAAACTTACGAGAGTTAGTTAACTCCAGAGTTAGAACAGAGTTGTTGAAGCCAGGGTCGATGTATGCAGCTAACGCATGTTGGAATCCGGCTCTGCCAAGAGATGATTTAAGAGCAAACTGTGCTGCGATGTCATCAGGGATGTTAAAGATTTCTTTGGTTTCTGCAAGAATAAATTCTCCGGGCATTAAGAAGAAGGGAGTGTCTTTTGAGAAGTTAGCTAGAGAATAACGACGTAGATCGCGCCGCTTCTCCTGTTCGATCATGATCGTTTCGCCCAGTGTCACATCAATCGACGCCGGGTTAATTAACTCCGGATCGTAAGGAGTAAGCATGTTCTGCTCGGAGCAAAGTCTCGCGATCTCGAAGTCAGGCAGGATCATTTATACCAGTGTGGGCACGAGTCGGTTTAGTTTAACTGGCACCACAGAGTTTTACCTTCGGGAGTAAGAGAAAGTTGAAACATTCGTTTGTCGTGTTTGTCTCTAGTTCTAGAGATTAGACCGAGAGATTCAAGGAGCCGACAATGGTTAGCAAGGGCAGATAGTGAGAGCGATGTTAGTCCTGGTGTTTTCTTGAGTGAGGATTGAGGAACGGGGATCGGATCGTCTTGAGCAATAACACTGAACACCATCAGGGTGACAACTGTTACTTCTCGGAATCTTTCCTGAGTAAAAGTTGCAAGGATTCGGTTGAGATTAGTAGCCATTCGTTACCTTGTGGTGAGGCTAGATGACGGGACAAAGGACAGGCTTTATGTTCAGCAACGCGAACAACACTTGGGTTAATGCGTGTGTTGCTGAACAACCAGTTGATCGGACTACTGAGCTTCAAGCTCGTCAGCAATGTTATTCAAACAGGTTATTGTTTAGAGCAATCTAAAAAATACCTGTATCTATTGCTTGGATCAGTAAAACGAACAACATCACAATTCTTATACTGATCCACCACCCCAAACCTGGGTGACTCCAGCTCATCCTGGGGTGATTCTGGCGTACTTGTAAATTCAATAAACAAAATAAGTACTCCAATAAGCCCAATGGTAACAGCTACACCTCTTAGGAATTCATTCAATGCTTCTCTATCGGTCATAATTCTTCTTTCACCCTGGCAATAACTTCATCTATAGGATAAGTTTCTATTTTGCCATCATGAATATCTTGAACCATTTGTTGTAGATGTTCAATGAAAGCTTTCGGTAAAGTTTCATCTTCTCCCAGGCTAGCCCAGAACCAGCCAAGACATTCCTCATAAGGATTATCTTCTTCCAGCAAGGTATAGTCCGCGTAGTTACCCGTCATTAGATCACGCCATATGCGAAAGGTGCCAGCAATCTGGCGCCAACCACCAATCCAGCAATGATGAAAATAATAATCAAAGTAAGTCATCGGTGTTTTCTTGATACCTTTTTAGATCACGTGGAGCTGTCTGGAAGATATCCAAACGAAGCTCAAACCATTTGTAACGGAATGAAAACCCACATAGAGATATACTGCCGATTGAAAAAACTAAAAGTGGGAATAATCCAGTAGCTGGAAATTCATCCCATTGAATTCTTACATCCAAAAAAGCAAAATGAGGATAATGCGAAAGAAGTTGAAGGTAAAATTCTTTTCCATAGTCTTCATATGTAGCAATGTCAAATAGTTTCATGTGCCCTCTAGTTCGTTGGCAAGGACGTGCAGTGCATCGCGTGCCCAGTTAATACCGATCTGGTGCACTGTAT